CCGCATAGTGTGTTTTCCGGTCCTGGCAACCGACAGCGACGTGGCCGTGCGGGGTAGTACGAAAGCAGCCGGGTGGTGTTGGCCCAACCAACAGCAGTAGTTGTCTGTCACTCAACTCGCTTCATCTTGCGTCATGATGACATGGAAAGATCCCTGGCCAACGCAGTGCAGTTGGTGACGGCGACCAAAGGTCGCACCCGTCACTATTTACCAACCATGATTACACTTACAGATAACACCGAATTATGCTTCTTTGCCGTGTGCATCGTATCCGTGCTTTATACTATTTACCAGTTACCAAGGTTTGTTACTTGGGTCTGTTTCGTTGTTTGGTGTTGGTGGAATGGGGTGGTGCAGGTTAGTGCACAACAGGAAAGGATGGGTGCTCGGCTGGCGTTTTACGCCGATGAAGAGGATCCACTTGACCTGGACGCGGTGAGTGAACTGTGCGAAGACGATGTTGGTCGCTCCACGCGGCGTGTTCGACGATCTAGGAAGGCTCCTTTTGCGGCCTGGTTAGTCGAAGAGATACGTGGTGCGCATCTGAGTCAGTGTTCACGCACTGATGCAAATGTACTGATTTTTGAGCGCTATGCTAGGTCTATTATGGCTGAGCACAACGTCAGACCCAGTGACGCTGCGAAGGTTCTGCCTTATGCAACAATATTGTTCTTTGAACACAGGTCATTTGACCAGATAGCTGCGGTTGGCACAACGCAATCGTCTGCTTTTGTGTCTGCTAGGCGTGACTTTGCGGCAAAGTACGTCGGCAGATCCGGGTGGTTTTCCTTCGGGAATGCCAGCTAGGGGGGCCCTGTTCAACTCCACGGGTTTGATTCAAAACCGTCTAAAGCACCAGTTGCGTTGGACGGGTTTGGCAAGCCTCGGATGGTTGGAGTTAAACGGTGGGTCGCCAAACGTGACTGTCGGACTATATCTCAAGTGGGGAGGCTTGCGCCCCATTCCGTGATGACAGTTCACAACTCGACAATGGTTAATCTCGAACGGGCTCTTAAAGAGAGGGTGTATTTTGTTAAGGGTGCAAATGGTGAGTTTGTACCACCACCCAAGCCTGTAAGTGGTGCTTTCGATGATTGCCTCCCGATTTTTCGGGAGGTGTCTATGCGTTGCGCTAGGTTCCCTTCCTTAACCCTGGATGAATTTCCGGGACGTTATAAGGACGCGAAGAAGCGTAGCATGTATCAGGCAGCGGTGGAGTCGTTGCACTCCACCCCAATCTCTGAGAAGGATGCTAACATCACTGGTTTTGTGAAGGCCGATAAGCTCGACTTCACAAAGAAGCAGGACCCCGTTCCTAGACTCATATCGTCCTATGGGTCTAGGTATGTTGTCGCGTTAGGTAGGCACTATGCGCATCGGGAGCATAGTTTCATTAGGGCATTGGACCGTGTGTGGGGCAATAGGGTTGTATGCAAGGGACTAAATTCAGTTCGGCGTGGTCGGTTGATTGCTGATAAGTGGGGTAAGTTTCGTAAGCCTTGTGCTCTGATGGCCGACGCTAGTCGGTTTGATCAGCATGTGAGTCTTGAAGCGTTAAGGTTGGAGTTCGACTTTTACTTGACGTTAGCGACAAACCCCCAGGAAAGGAAGGAGATGCAGTATTTACTAGAACTCCAGTTGATTGGTGATGGCGTAGGGAGAGCGGAAGACGGGAGCGTTAGGTTCAGCACTTGCGGCGGAAGGAAGTCAGGCGTCCCCAATACCGGTGGCGGCAACACCCTTCTCATGTGCGTTATGTTCCTAGCTTATGTCAGGTCGCTCGGCATACGCTGCGAGTTTGTTAATGACGGTGACGATTGCGTCCTGATAATGGAACAGTCCGATCGAGAACTAGTTGAGCGTACTATTGAGGGTTATTTCCTTCGGAAGGGGTTCACCATGGTTGTCGAGAAGGCGGTTTTTGAGTTGGAGCGCATAGACTTCTGTCAGGGTTCCCCTGTTTGGACCCCATCGGGTTACATAATGGTTAGGCGCCCTCAAACTTGCATGGCAAAGGACACCATCAGCTTGGACAGGTTTACTAGTGAAGCGCACTGGAAGAGGTGGATGAGTTCTGTTGGCGAGTGTGGGCTCAGTTTGTCTGGTGGTATTCCTGTTATGCAGGAGTATTATCAGAGCTACGTCCGCAATGCCAAGGGGGCGAAACCCCTCGAAAAGGGTCCTAGTTGGGGCTTCAAGCACCTTGCCTGTGGGATGAGCAGGAAGTATGGCCCCGTTCATGAGCGCACTAGGTATTCCTTTTGGCTCGCGTTCGGTATATTTCCTGATGAGCAGGTTGCTGCGGAACGCCTCTATGCGGGCGTTTCTCTCAGTTACGGTAGTCACGAGCTTGCCGAAAGGAGTATGGTATTCAGTCGTATTATATAGTTGCGTTGGCACGCTTAACAGCTGGTCTTGGGATGACCTTAAACTCACCATTGGGTCTACTGGATTAATGGCCCAAAACGGTGGGTTCGCCCTTAATACTTCCGTGCTAAACAAAATGCCGAGAGACTGCACGGCGCCGCGCGCATGGGCTTGGGTCCAGCGTGTACCAGTAGATGTACAGTCCAGTAGTTGTGGCTGGATCCAATACACACAACACAAAATGCCTAAGAAGAACAACAAATCTGCTACCAGCCACGTCTTCCGCGGTTGTCGGGAAATCTTTCTCGTCCCGGCTCCACGTGCTGGGGTCAACAATACAGTATTCAGCCTAGTGTCTGCTAGCGATGGCAGTGCTGCTTTTGCCCAGGTGCTTTGTCCACTTGGGCTGACGTCGGTTAAACTTGGTACGTCCACTTTTACTGCTGGGTCATATGGCAATGTAACTGGTCCACCTTTGCGTGGATTGTTCAATCGCGCCTCTGATTTCCAATGGTATAGGGTTACGCGTGCCAAGTTTGTTTTCGTTGGCGCAGTTGGGTCTACGGCTACGGGCGTGCTCACCATGAACGCGTACTCAGATCCGTATGATATTGCTATAGTTGGCTCCGCCGCGACGATGGCTGGACCGTCAAATAGGACTTTTGACCTCGCTAGTTCAACTAATAAGGAGTTGAGCATACCTGTTCCAGTGGATTCCACTTGGAAGAAGGTTAGCTCTATGCTCACTGTTCCTGGTAATTCGTACCCGTTTAATGCCGTGGATGCTACAAGCTTCGCCACACTCAACACCATTGGTGATTTGAGTTTTGGTGGGGTTGGTGCGTACCTCCAGGGTGCCCCTGGGTCAGTTACCGTGGGATCCTTTTATTTGGATTATGATATTGAGTTCAAGAGTCCCATTGACGTTCAATTGAATTTGTAGCATTCATCTTCGACTTTTGTATTAACTCACATGAGGATAACTGTCAACTCACGTCTCATTGAGGCTTGGAGACGAGCTGGGACGTCTATAAAGCACGGGGTTAGAGCCGTTGCTGATGGGATCGAGCGATTGCTCCCAAATAATACCGCGAAAACAATTCAACAAACCACAGAATCACAAAATAGACGTCCAATTTCAGTGGAAACCGTCACCGATTTGCAACCGGTGTGGTGGTTGGCTACCACGACTAATTTAAACCAACCGTTCTTGCAAACGTACTAGTAGCAAGTGTTACCGGGCCAACGGTGTAGTGACCGATGGGCGGCCTCGGGTAGTTGTCAGCGCCATCTGAC